AAGCAATTTTTGTTCCAGGTCTACATAGAATTAGTGAAGAAGAGTATTCAGAACAAAAGGAAAGACTGAAGGCTGGATTAATTCCTTCAATGAATGACTTAGGTGCTTGGCATGCAGCACAACAAACATTAGACAAACATGGAAGAGATGCATACGAAAATGGCTGATCAAGAATACGTCCGTGCAGGATTAAACACGCAAGAGCGTGATGAAAACATATTTAAATCACAAGATCCATTTAATAAGTCTTGGGATCTACTAAAGGACTATGCAGGACTTGATCAAAACTTCCGCCGTAGAACAACTCGCAATATGGCAAAATATGTTAATCCAGAAAATAATCAGGCATATCTAGATGCAGCAAACGCAACACCGTCTGGAGTTGATTCTGGATCAAAACAAATTAATCCTGGTACTGTATATCGTAATGGGTATGGTCTTTTTGATGTAATCACGCCACCATATAATATGTATGAATTAGCAAACTTCTACGACACATCTTTTGCTAACCACGCTGCAATTGATGCTAAGGTAGAAAACGTTGTTGGTCTTGGATATCGCTTTGATGTAACAGATAAAACAATGTTGCGTTTTGAAATGAATGATGACCAAGCAGCAGTTGATCGTGCACGTCGCCGTATTGAAAGAATGAAAATTGAAATGCGTGACTGGCTTGAAAACCTTAATGATGATGATAGTTTTACAAAAACAATGGAAAAAGTTTATACAGATCTTCAAGCAACTGGTAATGGATTTATTGAAGTAGGTAGAACCGTTGCTGGTGACATTGGATATGTTGGACATATACCAGCAACCACTGTTCGTGTGCGTCGTCTTCGTGATGGATTTATTCAGATTATTGGACAAAAAGTTGTTTATTTTAGAAATTTTGGAGCAAAAAATCTAAATCCAATGGGAACAGACCCAAGACCAAACGAAATTATTCACCTTAAAGAGTATTCACCATTAAACACATTTTATGGAATTCCAGATATTATTGCAGCAATGCCATCTTTAGTTGGAGATCAACTTGCATCTCAGTATAATATTGATTACTTTGAAAACAAGGCTGTTCCAAGATATGTCGTAACACTTAAAGGGGCAAAACTTTCAGGGGATGCTGAAGATAAAATGTTTAGATTCTTGCAGACTGGACTAAAGGCTCAGTCACATAGAACCTTATACATACCACTTCCAGGCGATAGCGATACCAATAAGGTTGAGTTTAAAATGGAACCAATTGAAAACGGAATCCAAGATGGTTCATTTAAAGAGTATCGCAAGCAAAATCGTGATGATATTTTAATTGCTCATCAAGTTCCAATGTCTAAACTTGGTGGAGCAGACTCTGGTGGTGTGGCAGCAGCACTTTCCCAAGACCGTACATTTAAAGAGCAGGTATCTCGTCCAGCACAGAGACATCTTGAAAAGATTGTTAATAAAATTATTAAAGAAAAGACAGATATTCTTGAGTTAAAGTTTAACGAACTAACCCTAACTGATGAAATCGCACAGTCTCAGATTCTTGAAAGATATGTAAAGACACAGGTTATGACTCCAAACGAGGCTCGTGAAAAGTTAGACTTACCACAAAGAGCAGATGGAGATGATCCATTTGTTATGTCTCCAAGACAGGCAACCGATGCTAGGGCAAACTTAGCAGGCAATCGTGAAAGAGATGCAGAACGAACAAATAATAATTCTGACTCAACCACAACAGTCTCTGGACGTAATCCACAGGGTGAGGGTAGAGCGTCTCAATAGTTGAGAAAACATTATAAACAAATGCTATAATGGTAACGTTATGTTAACAAACAAGGCTCATTGGGTAACTGAAGGTGACAATGTTCGCCTCTCAATGCCCATTGGAAAAGTAGATGTTGAACGCCGTATGGTGTCAGGTTTTGCAACGCTTGATAACGTTGATAAACAAGGAGATATTGTAACAACAGAGTCCAGCGTTGAAGCGTTTAAAAACTTCCGTGGAAATCTACGTGAAATGCACCAACCTTCAGCAGTTGGCAAGATTGTTTCTTTTAAAGAAGATAAATATTTTGATCCAAATGATAAGAAATTTTATAGCGGAGTATATGTATCTGCATATGTTTCAAAGGGCGCACAAGATGCATGGGAAAAGGTTCTAGACGGAACCTACACTGGTTTTTCAATTGGTGGAAATATTAAGACGTGGGACGATGCCTATGATGAAAAAATGGATAAGTCAATCCGTGTAATTAAGAATTATGAACTACATGAACTTTCTTTGGTAGACAATCCAGCAAACCAGTTTGCCAACATTGTATCTATTGAAAAAGTAAATGGACAAAATGTTGTTAGTGGATATTTATCAAAAGCAGAAGTTGAAAACGTATTTTGGGATTCAGAAAGCGGTATCGTAATGTTATCAGACGCTGAATCAGCAGTAAGTCCAACTAACGGTAACAAGATGCAAAACATAGGCTTTGTAGAAAAGAATGATAAAGATAATACAGAAATGATAAAATTCTTAGTTGATAGTGCTAAAGGCATTAGTACAATTAAGATTACTAAGGAGGTAAATCCCATGACAGAATCAACAGAAACAGCCGTAGACGCTGTAGTTGAAAATGCAGAGGTTGCTCCAGAGGCACAACCAGCAGAAGTTGTAGAAACTCCTGCAGTTGCTGAAGAAGTTGCAGTTGCTGAGGAAGCACCTGTAGCAGAAGCAGTTGACGGTGGTGCAGACTCTGCTGTTGCTGAAGAGGCACCAGTAGAGGTAGAGAAAGCAGAAGAAGCAGTGGTAGACGCCGTTGCAGAAGTTAAGGAAGAAGTTGCTAAAGCAGTTTCAGAAATTAATGCTTCTCTTACTAATGCCTTTGGCGATCTTGCTGCAACTATTAAGTCTCTTAATGAGCAAGTAGCAGCAGTAACAAAGTCTCTTGATACAGTAACATCTGATGTTAACAATATTAAGGGTAACTTTAATGAGTTTGGCAAGCGAGTAGATGCCGTTGAGCAAGACACCGCTTTCCGCAAGTCTGGCGATCTAGGCGAGATCGTGCAGGAATCACCACAAGTGGTTCAAAAATCCCTATGGGGCGGTCGTTTCCTCACAAATACCGACCTATTTAACTAAGGTATATATCACTAGGAGGTGAACAATATGTCGGAACAAAATACAAATATAGAAAAAAACTATCCAGGTTCAGCAGGAGCAGGTAATGAGGTAAACTCACAAGGCTCATTCGTATCTGGAGGTGTTGGTGGTGCAACAGGACGCAATGCTGATGGCAACGTAAGCCCAGCAGAAGCACTTGGTAACACTGCAACTGCAGCCTTTGGTTCAACATCAGGAGCAAATGCTGTAAATCCTACAGGAGTTTCTGGTGGTATTCTAGCACCTGAACAAGCACGTCGTTTTATTGACTACGTGTGGGATGCAACAGTTCTCGCCAAGGATGGCCGTAAGGTCACTATGCGAGCAAACACCATGGAAATTGAAAAGGTTAACGTTGGAGAGCGTGTTATCCGTGCAGCAGCACAGGGTGCACCAGACTACACAAACGTTGGCGCAACATTTTCTAAGGTAGAACTCACAACAAAGAAGATTCGTCTTGACTGGGAAGTTTCTACAGAAGCACTTGAAGACAATATTGAAGGAGCAGCACTTGAAGATCATCTAGTTCGCTTGATGACAAATGCGTTTGCTAACGATATTGAAGATCTTGCTATTAACGGAACAGGAACAGGCGCAGATGCCTTCCTTTCAATCATGCCTGGCTTCGTTGCTCAGGTAAACCAAGTTGCAGGAAATGATGCTCACGAAGCAGCAGTAACTGTATCTGATAACGAGTGGACACCAGCAGTTATGCAAGACATTATCTTGGCTATGCCACGTAAGTACCGTGCACTTAAGAGCAATCTTAAGTTCTACGCAGGTACTGACGCATTCCAAGGAATTGTTAAGAATAACGGTACACTTGCTGATGCAATCGCAGAAGCAGTTGCTGGACAAGTTCCAGGAAGCACTCAAGCAAACCGTCAAGCATACCTTGATGGCGCAGGACAGACATTTGGTAACTCACGTACAACTCGTGTACTAGGTGTAGATGTTCTTGAAGTTCCTTACTACCCTGCAGGATATGTAGATCTTACATTCCCACAGAACCGTGTATGGGGCTTCCAGAGAGACATCACTGTTAACCGTGAATACAAGCCAAAGAAGGACACAATTGAATACACAGTATTCGTCCGTTTTGGTATTCAATGGGAAGAACTAGATGCTGTATCTTATGCAGATGCAGACTCAACTGATTCATAATCATTGATCCATTCAGACAAGGGGAGGGTAGTTTAATCGCTACCCTCCCTTAGTCATATTCTGGTATAATTACAAATGAACGTAGGAGATTATATGACAATGGAAGAATTAGCAACAAAGACCGTAATGGAACTAAAATCTTATGCTAAGAAAAATAACATTGATTTATTTGGGGTATCTACCAAATTAGAAATTTTAGAAGTAATTGCTAGTTTTAATCCAGAAAAACCAAAAGATGATGTTGTAGAAGAAAAGAAAGCAATTGAAAAAGTTGCCCTTTACTCTGAAAAGAACATCTACTGGGGTGGACTTGGAGAACTAAAGGTGGGGTATAACATCGTCTCAAAGGAGGCATCGGAAAAGTGGATTACTCGCAAGGCAGTCAGAATTGCACAGCCTGAAGAAGTAGCCTCATACTACGGTAAATAACAATGTCAGTCATTCTTCGCACACCACCATACCCACTTTCTGTAACCTATACAGTTCCAGATGAGTCAGCAGACTATATTCTTGTTATTGAAGACGTTCCAGAACAAACAGAACTTGAAGTATTTATTAGCGGAGAGTCTGGTCTAACTGCTTCGTCAGAAGGAAAGATTACATATGAGTTATCTGGAGACTTTGTAAAATACGATAAGTCATATGCAGTAACAGTATATGAAGATATTGATGGTGAACGTGGAGATATAGTTGTTGAAGATAATCTACAAATTGAAAGACCATATGTTGATCCAGTTGCCATAGCAGCATCATACAATGAAACATCTGCAACAGGAATTGAAAAGTTTAAAGAATATGAATCAATGGCCAGAGCAATTATTGATACAATGGTTGATGGATTCTATTACAATCGTAAATTTTTAGAGGTTGTTGGACAAGAAACAGATTATATTCCGCTTTGGGATAGGACACATAAAATTTTAAAGGCATACGAAAATGCAGAACTAGTATATGATGTAAATGATCCAGATGGTCCAGCACTTGGAGACTTTAATTATATTATTACAAAAGATAAGACAGCAATTACCAAAGATCCAGTACAAGCAACAGATTCATTAAATAGGGCAGAAAGACGTCCATCAAGAATCCCACTTGGAGTTTCAGATTCCTATGCATTGTTTGATACAGAAGATAGTGGAAATGTTCAAACGATAACTGCAGGAGTTGGATTTGCTGAAGGTGCTGATTATATTTTCTTAGTTGAAACTGGATATAAAGTTGTTCCAATTGATATTCAGGATGCTACAAAAATGTTAATTGATGATATTAAGTGTGGTAAGTTAGACTACTATAAGAGATATGTAAAAAACTACAGCACTGATCAATTTAAAATTGAGTATGACAAGAGAATGATTGAGGGTACTGGAAATATTATTGTAGACAAGATTTTGTCTAAATATGTTAATAATATTGTTCGTCCTGGAGTGTTGTAATGACTGTATGCGAAACTACAGACTTCATGTATCCAATGAAGGCAGATATATATTTTCCAATTCTTACACAAGGTGATTATGGTCAACCTAAAAAAGACTGGGTATATGATAGAACAATCGTATGTAATGCAACACCAGTAGGTGGGGCAGGAACTGAAGATATAAAGCCAGAGACATTTTTACAGTATGAAAATAAATTAATTGCAAGAACAGGAAACGATCCAAGACTGTCATCTAATGGATCATACAATGCAATAACAAATATATTAATTACAAATATTAGAAGTGCAAACGACTCAGTTATTTATAAGGAAACAGCAGGTGCAAGAACTGGCAGAGGCACTATTTATGAAATAGCAACAGTAGAACCATTTACTGGTCCATTTGGAGATACAGAATATTATAAAATGTTGTGGCGTAGAACTGAGAATCAAACGGTAGGCGACTAATGTTAGTAAACATGAATACTAAAATGTTTACTGCACAAATGAACAATATTGTAAACTACTCTTTTGGTTTTTTAGAAGGTGTTCAAAAAGGTAAAAAAATATTTCTTGATAAACTTGGAAAAGGCGTAATAGAAGCATTGTCACAATATGTTGATGTTGAAGCAAGGTCTAACCCAAAAGCATTGCATCATGTATATGAATGGAATCAAACTGGAAGTCCAACATCTAGACTATTTAATTTAAACTATACTGTGAGCAATCTTGGATTATCAATTAATTCTACATTTAAACAATCAAGAACAGTTTCAGAAAATATGACAGCACCATTTTATAATAAGGCAAAAATTATGGAAGAAGGAATTCCAGTAACAATTGCACCAACAAGAGCGCAGGTATTAAGGTTTAGTGGTGCAAATGGAGAGGTTTTTACAAAAAAGCCAATCAAGGTTGATTCTCCAGGAGGAGAAGAAGTTGTTGGAAGTTTTGAATCAGTAGTTGATATTTTTATTTCTAGATACTTTAAACAATCATTTTTACGTGCTTCTGGATTATATGATTACATTAAAAAACCAACATTATATAAAACAAACTTTAAGGCTGGATCAAGAATGGGTAAAAGCAAAGGTGTTGAAACAGGATTTAAATGGATTGCCAATGCAACAATTGGGGTAGAATAGACCTATGACTATATTAACAGACACTGGATTTCCACCAACATTTTTGAATGGATATATTCTTTCAGAGTTAGCATATTATGGATTGGTTGCTGAAGCAGACTTGTTAAACCCAAGTCCAATGGTTCCAGCCCAGTTTCCAACTAATATTGAAGATTTGTATAACGATAGTATTGTAATAAGACAAACAGAAAGTCCTCTATTGGTTGTATATGATAGATTAATGAGGTTTAGGCCAAGCCCATTTTATATGCGTAAAAGGGAGCAACTTATATACTTCTTATACTCAACAGATGTTGCAAAACTAATAGACGCTGTTCGTGTAATATCTAATGCCCTTGACCGTGAAGACTCATCAGCACAAGATATCAATTCCTGGGCTATTGCTAATCCAGTTTTAAATTCTCAAGGTAATGTGATTCCATATAATATTTTCTTTCATAATACTAGGGTATATCAGGCAGATGAAAGTAGAGACGTTGCAGAATTAGCCTCAGCAAGAACCCTGTTCGTAAACAAGATTATTGTTGAATACGACTATCACATCAAGACAGAGCCAGATTCTAGATATACATAAAAGGCAGTATAATTGGTCTTGAGGAAACACGCCAAACAACTTAATAAAAACTTTATGAAAGAGGTGAATAAATATGCCATATAGCCGTGGTACGTCAAACAACATTATTGTTGGTGCAGCAGCACTTTTCGTTGCAGATACAACACTTACTCCAGGAACACTGGAAAGTTTTGATTCAAGCGAATCTTTTAAGGATACGCTTACAGCGGATGCAGCCTATACTAACGTAGGTTATACCATGAACGGTCTTGAACTACAGTTCCAACCAGATTTCGGTGAAGTCCAGGTAGATCAAATTCTTGACGTTGCAAAACTATATAAGCAAGGTATGCAGGTTAATCTTGCTACCGCTTTTGCTGAAGCAACTTTAGAAAACTTGCTCCTTGCATTAGCATTCTCTGATACACAACTTACAGGAAACAAGGCAGCATCTACAGGTCAGACACTTAATCTATCTGCAGGTGAACTTGGAGAATGTCCAGTAGAACGAGGAATCGTTGCTGTTGGACCAGGAACTGGAGACTGTGACGCATCTGACTCTATTGAGCGTGTTTACACAGCATACCGTGCTCTATCAATTGAGAACGTAACAGTATCTGCTAAGCGTGACGAAGCATCAATGTTTGAGGTTTCATTCCGTCTTCTTCCTGAAGACGCATCAGGATCCTATGGTAAGATCGTAGATCGTACTTGGGGACAATCATAATCTAGTCTTAGATTAACTAAAAGCCCATCTCTAACGAGGTGGGTTTTTTGTTTTGTCTGTGATAGAATAGAAAGATTATGGCAACAAATGTATATCAAAGTAAAAATATAAAATTAATTAATGGAGAAGAGTTAGAGATTACTCCATTAAAAATAAAATATCTCCGTGAATTTATGGAGGCTTTTGATGACGTTAAAAAATCAAAAAGTGATGACGAGGCCGTAGAATATTTAGTTGAATGTGTAAGAATTTCAATGAAGCAGTTCTATCCAGAAATATCAAAAAATAAAACAGACATAGAAGATAGTTTTGATATGCCAACAATATATACAATACTAGATATATCTGCTGGAATTAAAATAAATGAAAAATCACAGGAAACAGTAAAGGACCAAGCAACAGATAGCGGTTCAACCTGGTCAGACCTAGATTTAGCAAAAATAGAATCAGAGGTATTTTTGCTGGGAATTTGGAAAGACTATAAAGAATTAGAAGAGTCATTGTCTATGCCAGAATTAATGGCTACATTATCAAGTCGCAGAGAACTTGACTATGAAGAAAAAAAGTTTCTTGCTGCAATTCAAGGAGTAGATTTAGATAAAGAGTCTGGATCAAATAAAGGACAGCAAGAGTGGGAAGATATGAAGGCTAGAGTATTTAGTCGTGGAGCAACAAATGATAGCAAAGATATTTTAGCGCTTCAAGGACAAAATGCAAAGAAAGCAGGGTTTGGAATTGGCATGGGTCTTGATTATGAAGACCTTAGAAAATAGCGTTTCTGTGCTATAATTGCTATTAACCTATAGGAGGAATAATGGCAACAACTACGCATGAGGAAACAGTCCTTACGCTAATTGATGGCACAAAGGTTACAGTACGTCCTCTAAAAATCTCTCTACTTCGTCCATTTATGAAGAAGTTTGAGGGTGTGGGAGCAGTGGCGGATAACAACGAAAAATCTATGGACATTCTTATGGAATGTGTTCAGATTGCGATGAAACAATACAAGCCAGAACTCTCAGAAGACGTTGAAAAGTTAGAAGAGATTGTTGATCTTCCAACTGTTTACAAGATTGTTGAAGCAGCATCAGGTGTAAAACTTGCTGAAGTTTCAGACGTTCTTGGCGTAACTATGGCTGACTAATTTAAAGAGGTATGGAACTAAATGGCTGATGTTAATGCAAATATTGACATTAATATTGATTCGTCTGCTGCATTAGCACAGTTAAAATCTCTCCAACGACAGATTGCACAGTTCCATACCTCAATAGCCAAATCAAGTGAGGCAGCAGCACTTGCCCAAAGAGGCTTACAAAAAAATCTTTTAAATAGTATAAACGCAATTAGTGGCCTTACAGCCGAAATGCGTACAGTAAAAACATCTGCAGAATCTTTTACAAACTCACTAGAAAAAAACAAGTTTTCAATGCGAGAATACTTCCGCTATGCGGGAGCCTCAACAAAAACATTTGGTCGTCTATTTAAATCAGAGTTTGACACAATTGGCAGGGTAGCAGAAGAACGTGTAAAGAGACTCCAAACACAATACATTAAGATGGGCCGTGATACAAACGGTGCAATGAAAGCAATGGCTATTATGCCTACCCAACTTAATATGGGTGATTATGGAACACAGGTTCAACTAGCAGCACAGAAGCAAGCATTATTTAATCAGTTAATGAAACAGGGCTCTACCAACCTATTGAACTTTGGTAAGAATACCCAGTGGGCTGGTCGTCAATTAATGGTTGGTTTTACCCTTCCACTTATGGCAGTTGGATCAGCAGCATCAAAAACATTCATGGAGATGGAAGCGCAATCTTTAAGATTTAGAAAAGTTTACGGAGATTTATTTACACCACAAGAAGAAACACAGCAAGCACTAGATAACATTACAGCACTTGGTCAAAGTTTTACAAAGTATGGCGTAGCAGTATCTCAAACTGTTGGGTTGGCAGCAGAGGCTGCAGCAGCAGGTTTTTCTGGTTTAGATCTTCAACGTCAAACATCAGAAGCAACAAGACTTTCTGTGCTTGGTCAAATTGATAGTCAAAAGGCTCTTGAAACAACAATTTCATTACAAAATGCTTTTCGTATGTCATCTGAAACCCTTGCAGATTCTATTAACTTCTTAAACGCAGTAGAAAACCAAACGGTTGTATCTCTAGATGATATTACAACAGCAATTCCAAAAGTTGCTCCAGTTATTCAACAACTTGGTGGAGATGTAAAAGACTTAGCATTTTTTATGGCAGCAATGAAAGAAGGTGGAATTAATGCATCAGAAGGTGCTAACGCACTTAAGTCTGGTCTTGCAGCATTAATTAATCCAACTAAAAAAGCATCAGACATGCTTAAGTCATATGGAATTAATGCAACTGAGATTGTTCAAAAAAACAAAGGTGATCTTAAAGCAACTGTTATTGGTTTTGCTGAAGCACTAAATAGATTAGATCCACTTGCAAGAGCAAGAGCAATTGAACAAATGTTTGGTAAATTCCAATTTGCTCGTCTATCAACATTATTTGCCAACGTTGCTAGAGATGGAAACCAAGCATCTCGTGTTCTTGACTTAGCAAATTCTTCTGTTGAAGAACTTTCAGCACTATCTGAAAAAGAATTAGGCATGACCGCTGATTCTGCTATGAATAAATTTAAAAAGAGTGTTGAAGATTTAAAAATAGCCCTTGTTCCAGTTGGTCAGGCATTTTTACAAGCAGCAACTCCTATAGTTGAATTTGTTGGAAATATTCTTGAAAAGTTTGCCAATCTTTCAGAAGGAACAAAAAGAGTAATTACATTATTAACTGTTGGAATAGGTGCTGCTGGACCAGTATTGCTTATGACTTTTGGTTTGCTTGCAAACGGCCTTGCAAATATTATTAAACTATTCTTAACTCTTCGTAATGGATATTTAAGATTAACTGGACAAACACAGGTTCTTGGCGAACAAACACAATATATGACAATGGAGCAGTTGGATGCTGCAGCAGCAGCACACTCTCTTAATCAAACACATGCTAACCTAACACAAACATTTACAGCAGAAGCATCTGCAGTTAAAGACTTAGTTAAAGCATATCAATCTGCAATTTTAGCATCATCAAAGTTTGCATCAGCAAATCCAGGAATGATGATGCCAATCAAGGGACGTAAAAAGTTTGCAAAGGGTGGGGTTGTTCCAGGATCTGGAAACGGAGATACTGTTCCAGCAATGCTTACTCCTGGTGAAGTGGTTATTCCAAAGGGTATTGCTAAAGAAAATATGTCGCTGCTTTCTTCATTAATGTCTGGCAAGGTTGCACGTAGATATGCAGAAGGTACATTAAATGTAGGTGGTAAAGCAGTTCAAATGCAGTTCTTAAATGCTAAGAACATGTCTGCTATACAGAATATTATTAATAAACTTGTTTCTGGTGCTGCTAAATTAAGTGATGCAGAAGGTGTTGTTGCTGAAACTCTTTATAGATTATCAACAGACACAAAAGCAAGTGCTACTAAATTTGTTAAAGAACTTGACATTGTTGCAGGAGAAATGGAAAAAATACAGATTCCTGAAAACATTGTTGGAGAAAGAGATTATAGTGCATCTGGAGCGGGTATAAAGGGTAGTGTCGCAACACAATTAGGGACAACAAGAGGTGCTGCAGGTGCAGAAGAATATCGTCGTGCACAAATTGCTGCAGAAGCAACTCAAAAGGCATACGAGGCAATGGGTGTAAGTGGTCAACAATTAGCACAATCAATTCAAGTAGACCGTGCACATATTGTTGAGGTAACGCAAGCAGAAAAACGCTACAGAGAAGCATGGGATACTAGATTATTTGTTGCACAGGCAAGAGCAGAAAATGAAATGAGTATGCTTTTAACAAATGAAAAAAATCAAAAAGCATATGTAAGTGTTCTTCAGCAATCAGGTGAGTCTGAAGAAATGAAACGTTCAATACTCAATAAAATTACAAAAGATATTGCACTAACAGAAGATGAGTTACAGGCTCAAGTAAGAATCCTTGAAGCAATGCAAAAAGATACTGCACTTATGAAAACAACAACTGGACAGTTTGGAAGAGTTGCAGTTGGAACTATTGCTGCAGGTAAAGCAAGAGCAGCATTGGGTCCAGCATCCTCTGGTGTTGGTTCAAGAACTGCAGCAGAAACAGAGATGGCACGACAAGCATTAATTAGAACAAAATTTAGAGGCGATACAACATTTATTAGAAAATTACAAGGACAAGGAACACAGGCAGTTGATAATTTAATTATTGCTATGGAAAAACGTGCACAAACAAAGTCTCCATCAAGAAGAACAAGAAAACTAGGAAAAGATATTATGTCTGGACTAGTTGTTGGAATGCAAGATGAAGAAAGAATCCTTCAGGCACAAGCACAAAAAACAGCAGATATTGCAACACTATCAAAAACAAGTTTATATGGAACAACAGGTGGAATTGATCCTGTTCAAAAATCTATTCGTAGACAATTAGATAAGAGAGCAAGGCTTTCTGAAATTCAACAGGGTATGGCAATAGGCCCAAATGTAATGGGTATGATGGGACAACAGCCAACACAAAAACCAAGCGTACTTGGAAGACTAAGAAATGTTAATCCAATGAAAGCAAGCATGGGGATTATGGGTATTGGAATGGCTGGCTCTATGCTTCCAGGAAGGGCTGGACAAGTTGCTGGACAGGCTACTGGTGCTGCATTTATTGCACAAGCACTGCTGATGCTTCCTGGACCACTTAAATTGGTTGCTGGAGCACTTGCAGCAGGATATGGAATTATGAAAGTAGCAAACTTCTTTAGACAAAAAGAAATTGATGCTATTCAAGGTGTTGGTAGGGCTGCTAACTTAACGTCAACACAATTAGATAAACTTGGAGAGGTTTTAGGGTTTACACCATTAAAGAGTAATCTTGAAATGGCAAAGCCAGCGGTATCTGGATTAACTACAGAACAAAGTAAACAAGTTGAAGAAACAAGAAAGTTATTAGCAAGCGATAAAGATTTTAAGGGACAGGTTAAAGCAGTTAGTAGTGCAACAGAACAAGAAGCAGACCTTATATTTAAATCTTTAGCCATAAGACTTGCTGGACAAGGTGCAACTAAACAAGCAATTCAGAACTATATCTATGCACTACAACAAGAAGCAGGAAGAACTGCTGTTAAGTTTGACCTAAAGAGTATTGACTTAAGTACAAAAGAAGGACGAGCAGGACTACAAGGTTCTATAAATACATTATTAAAAGACTATCAAACTGAATTTAATAAAGGATATAAGAAAACTAAGGTAGTTGTTGGTGGCGGAAAGGGTGGAGTAGTAGTAAAAGAGGTAGAAGTTTTAACTAAAGATCTTAAGAAACAACTATCAACAGTTTCAAATGTTGTTGCTAATACCTTTATGGGTCTTGATACACAACTAAGATCTGGCATTATTAATGCAGATCAATTTAGTCAATCATTTGATGGTATTTCTTCAAGTATACAAAAAATGCCAAAGGCCAACGCACTATACCTAATGTCAGAATTAATGAAGTCTCTACCTTCAGAACTTGCAAACTCAGCAGCAGGAATTAAAAATGTTTCTGATCAAATGATGATTCTCAAAGCAGCAACTCTTGGCGTGTCCGTGTCTGCAGCAATGCTTAGTGCACTTGCAGTGCAAAGTGGTGAAGGTGGAAGTGAGCGCACCAAGGGAAGAATTAGAGCACAACTAACAAAACAAATTAAAGAACGAATGAAAATGGCAGAAGAAATTGCAAACTCTCTTGGTGGAACAGAATCTGGAGGTGGAGCCCCAGGCCTTACTAATATGGAAAAATACAATAAGGCATATGCAATTATTAAGAATTTCTTTGATGCTCAAGAAGCACTAATTAGACGTCAAAGAAAGTCAGAAGCAGATCTATTACAGTCAAAGATTGATAATGCTCAAAAAGCAGTAGATGCTGCACAAAAAGAAATTGATGCTAAACAAGAATTAATTGATGCAAATAATCATGAAGCAGATTTATTAAATCGTAAAATTGAACTTAATTATGATAGACCAATTCAAAAGTTACAAGATGAATCAACAATATTAAATAATAATCTTGAAATTATTCGTAAGCAAGAAGATGGAATTAATAAACAGTATGATGCACAAATTGACGCACTTGAAAAAATTTCATCACTTAATCAAGAACTTGCTACACAGGAAAAATCAAGACTTACAATTGCAGATGCACTAACATCTGGAGATATTTCTGCAGCAGCCTTTGCCGTACAAGAAGCACGAGCAGCCTCAGCAGCAGCAAGAATAGAGCAACAACAGACTTCAATGGAAGCATCACGCCAAGCAGCACTTATTGGACTAACTGCTGGTGGAATGACTAAAGATCAAATTGAAGCACGTACATATCAGATTGGCCAACAGACATTTTTACTTGAGCAACAAAAGAAAGTTTTGCAAGATCAGATTACAGTTATTCAAGATAAAAACTATACGATTGAACAACAAATATATGCAATTAAACAAGCATCAGTAGTTCCAAATCAAAAAATTGTTGATAGCACTTCAGAAATTCTTAAAAATTATAATGAAACAACAGATAAAATAGTTGCTAGCGTTAAATATCTTGGACAAAGCGCAGATGCTTGGGAAGCAAATAGAATTAAAGTAGAGGCTGCAAATACACAGGTTGAGTTTACTAAGAAAAACCTACAGGCAGCAAAATCAGCAGCAGAGGGAATATTTGCAGCATGGAATAAAATAACAAGTAAAGTAATTACAATTACAACAAATTATGTTACTACTGGATCAACTTCTACAGCAAAGAAAATGTATGGTGGAAAAATAAATCCAATGTCTATGGGTGGCGTTGTACCTAAATATTTTGCAAGTGGTGGAAGAATAGGTTCTGATTCAGTTCCTACAATGTTAACTCCTGGAGAGTTTGTTGTAAATAAGGCAGCATCTAAGAGATTTGGACCATTGCTTGAATCTATTAATGAATCTAAATACCCATCAATGATTGGTTCTGGTGCTTCAGGTTATAGCACTCCAATTAATAATGTATCTAGTTCAGTAAGCGATAACTCTACGGCAGTGTATAATTATAGTTTAGGCTTTAACATTAATGGAACTAACTCAAATGCTAATGATATAGCAAAGGCAGTTATGAGAGAAATTAAAAATGTTGATGCACAAAGAATTAGGGGACAAAGACAATAATGGCTACCAGTGCATATTTAACAGGAAGACGTAGATATTCTAGACCACAGGGCATCTTATGGTCAAACAACGCTGGAACGCTTTCTAATGGCCTATATGTGCCCAATGGCATAGAAGTAGGGGCAGACACTGAAGAAACAGATCCAAATCTATTAGATCAGTTTATTATATTGTCTGATCATAATAGAAGTGATATGCAATTTAATACACAAAGAATTGAACAAAGACAAAGAACTATTAATGGTCGTATGCGTTCTTATCATATTGCAGATAAACTTAGCATGTCTGTTTCCTGGAATATGCTTCCATCACGAGGTTATGCTGGTTTGCCAGGGTATAGCGAAACAACAGGATTATCACCAGATATAAGAACAACAGATGAATATACCGCAGATGGTGGTGCAGGTGGAGGAGAATTACTTGATTGGTATGAAACACATCAAGGACCATTTTGGATGTATTTAGCATATGATAAATATAAAAATCTTGAGGGACAGGATTATCAATATAATGCTTTAAATAGATATAATCAAATTGTTCAGGTTTATTTTTCAGACTTTAATTATTCTGTTGTAAAACGTGGAGCAAGCAATCACGACCTTTGGAACATATCGGTAACACTGGAAGAAGTTTAAATGTTTGAAAGTACAGAATTAAAAAATCACTTTGAAACATCTGCAACAGTTAGAACTGAGTCATTAGTTCTTGCTGAGTGGAACATGAATATGCCAGACAATATATATAAACTTGGTAATTATAGATATAGGTCTCAAGAACCAAATTCACAATTTTTAACACTTCTCAACACATTTGATAATGCAGATACTGGAAATTTTTATACAGGAGCAACAGATGCCGATGTTATTATTGATGGTGGTTTTGAAAATAATGGAACTCCACAAGTCTTTACATCAATAAAAGAAAAAAATAAGTTGCTGTATTCATTAGAAGATTGCGTAAAACCTTTTAGACCAAGATCTGGTATTAACAAAGCAACATTTTTTAATGGTAAATATTTATCAAACTCTGGTAGTGAACTTGCAAGAAGGCCAAGATATTATATGCCATCTAGATATGATCAATTTAAATATTGGACATCATTTAGAACTGAATCTGGGACAGAGCGTGGTATTGCCAATATCACTGTTAATGGAAACTATTATATAGATGATGCGGTTCCATTTGTAGTTTATAAAGAAAATATACCAGCAAATAGGATTGTTATAAAAATGCAAACAAATGTAGGAGACGTTGATCTTGGAACATTTACAGATATTTCAAAAACATTTGCAGATCCATTTTTTGGAAATAACAATAAAACAACTCCCACAAGGTGGAAAATTCAATATTTAAATGAAAACAATTGGACAGACGCATATGTATTTAATGAAAATGATTTACGTGAAGATGGAACTCAAATAATTAAAAATGATGGATATGTTGAACTACAATATGGTTTAACAAATATACCAGATAAATTTAAAGATACCTTTATTATTGCAGAAACGCTATCGTCTAGCACACTTCTTCCAACAGTTTCAATAACTGGATATTCATATTTAGTAATTGAAAATAGTGAAGATGTAGGAACTTTTTATGTTTGGAATGGAACAACAAACGAGTATGAAACCTTTATCCCATCATATGGATGGATACTTGGAAATGAAGAAATAAATAATAAAACAACCTTTGTAAAAGATTTAACAAATCCTGCATATTTTAAAGAAGGAATAAATGGAAACACAGTTTATAGAGAGTTTCAGAATATTCGTGGAATAAGAGTTGCAGTAGAAAGAATGAATAAGTTTGAATCTACTTTTGACTTAATTGAAATGTCTCCAAGACTAGTAGTAGATATATCCGATAAAGTTATTGAATACAGTGTTAAAAAAATTCTTTCAGATCTTGGAAATTCTGCTTTGCCAGTCGGACAATTATTAGCATCAACTGGGTCGCTGTCTTTATTTGACGACGATCAAGCATTTAATGATAACAATACTGCAAGTATAGTAAAAGATTATATTCGTAAAAATATTAAATTTAACTTTTATGAAAAAATATTAAATGTAGAAGGCTTTGATTATTGGGTTCCAATTAAAACTTTATATTCAGATGGTTTTCCACAGGCAGACATAACTGCAGGAACATTACAACTACAACTAAGAGATTTTTATTTTTTCTTAGAATCAATGCCTGCACCAAGAATTCTTACAACAGAGACATCTCTTAGTTATGCAATTAGTTTATTGCTTGATTATGTTGGTTTTAGCAATTATGTTTTTTATAGAGAGACTAATGAACCAGAGCCAATTATTCCATTTTTCTTTATTGCTCCAGATCAAACTGTCGCAGAAGTTTTAAATCAACTTGCAGTGTCAACACAAAGTGCAATGTTTTTTGATGAATATAATAATTTTATTGTAATGAGCAAAAACTATATGTTGCCAACATCACGAGAAATAGATATAACTTTATCTGGCTCTACCAATCAGTCACAGAGTGGAATTATTGAAAACCAAACATCTGGAACTTTACCAAATATTATTTCTATTGCATCAAAAGATAAAAAAGTTTATAATAATGGAAAGATAAATTATACATCTAGATATATACAAAGATCTTATGGATCTATTCGTCAATCAAGTATGATAGATAAAGAAAAAACATGGATATATAAACCATCACTTTTATGGGAAGTTTCTGGAACTGACTCAACAAAAACAATAAATGAAATTGCATCAAAACAAGGTAAGTATGTTCTGGGCGCAATGCCACTTAACTCAGACCTACCTGCAGTTGTTCCAACAGTTGTAAACCATGAAATTATAAATAATATTATGGACTTAGGAGAAAACGTATATTGGCTTACACGATACCAAGGATATTTTTATTCTAATGGAGAAGTAATTAAATATGATGCAGCAGAATTTAATGTTACTGGAATTGGAAATGTATGGATTTCAAGCAACCAAGAATATCAAAACTATTTTAAATCTATTCCATTTAATGGAAAGATATATCCAACAGGATTAATTAGAATATATACGGTTCCTTATTTTGAAACAGTTGATGGAATAACTCGTTTGCAAAATGGGGAAGTATCAGAGCATGGTCGTAAACAATTTGGAACAGAAATTGCAGAACACTTTGCTGGAATTAACCCTTACTGGTCAAATAACGACTATGTAAAAGGTTGTGAGATGCAGTCTCAATATTTATTTACAACAACACTATTAGAAGATATTTCTTTACCAGCAACAAGTCTGGGTGCTGCAGGAGTAAATAATACAAAGGCTAGACAGACATCTAGGGGTGGAACAATTAAAAACTTTATGTCGTCAAGCCATATAACTGAAACTACAGTAAACAACAATATATCTACACAGTCTGGTACAGTTCAATCTTCTGCGTTAGTTATGAATGGACCATCTTTTACAACAACAGAAACCCCAATAAATCTTGTTTCTTATGTATATAAAGAATTAAATAACTCATATAAGCATTTTGGAGCAAGGGTAAGAGTTATTGGAAAAATAGAAAATAATGAAAATAGAAGTCAAACACCAAATGGTAGCGTAACATATTACCAAGTTCCTGGAGTACAACCAAATCAAAACGTAAGTATTGGTGGTGGATCTGGTGGACTAGCAGTACTTCTTAATCCAGAAACAAATAACGGATATTATTTTGAAATTGTTGCATTAACAGAAGAAAATATAAATTCTTACTTAAAATTAGATAATCAAGGTAAGTCTAATATATCAATCAACAATGTTGTATTTTATAAAATTAAAAAAGATTCATCTAATAACAATGCAATTCCTGTAAAACTTTGGGGTGGGCTATCAAAAATAATTGTTGATGATGGAAGATTTACTGGACAATATAGAACAACTGGAGAACAAAATCCAACAGTATATGATTTAGCAGTAGAATATGAAGATATTGGAAGAACAAGAAGATTTTATTTATATATAAATAATAAGTTAATAAAAGTTGTTGACGATACAGATCCACTTCCAACATATAATAATATTGCAACATTTGTTCGTGGATCATCTAGATGCATGTTTGAAAATATATATGCTCTTTCAGAAAACTATTCTCAAAATACAGTATTCACAGTAGGCGAAACAGTTTCTTCTGTTTTTGGAGATAAAGAAATAGATGCAAATGAATCATTTAGAAAATATGGAATGAGTGGAATAGTTAAGTCAACATATTTATCTGGAATAAGTTCTCAACAGCCACCAAAATATAATATGTATTTTGAAGAGTTTGGATCAATTATGAGAGAATGTGCCTATTTTGATATTAAGTATGATCGTGCATACCCTGCTCTTTATGCTCAACTTTCACCGACATTTAACAGAATAAAAGGATATACAACATCTGGATTTTATGCAGATTCTTATGGTGCAGAGTTTTTAATATTTAACTCCACAGATACATCATTAAACCTTGATGAAACTACTGGTAATTATTTAAGAATTCAGGGAATAACATTTACACAAGATACAACACATGAATTAACAGTTGATGAATATTTTAAGAAAAAAGGAAATCTTGCCAACCAAGAACTTGTTGGGTCCTCATTGGTTACATCTAGTTTAGTATTAAAAGAAAAATTTGATAAAATCAAACTAAGTAGAATGATATATGGAAATAATGAATTTACACTACAAACGCCATACATACAAACACAAGACGATGCAGAAAGTTTAATGGGTTGGTTAACGGATAAATTAATGGAACCAAAAAAGGCTATTGGAATAAAAATATTTGCAAACCCAATGATTCAATTAGGAGACATAGTAAATATTAATTATAAAAATATTGATGGAGTTGATCTGGTAACACAAGAAGATACAAAATTTATAGTATACAATATTGAATATTCAAGAAGATTAACTGGCCCAGATATGACAGCATATTTGGTGGAGGTATAAAATGGCTGGAGCCTATGATGATGGAGTAAGAGGTAGTGCCTCAATAACTGCTGCACCAGCCACATCAAATTTTAGTGCTGCAGAAAAAGCATTTAATAAAGCATCTGTTGCAATGGATAAAGTTTTGGCTAATCCAAAAGCAACACAAAAACAAATTATTAATGCTATGGATAAACTTAATGCTGCAACAGATAAATATGCAAATGCTCTTTTAAATAAAATTGATACACAGTCAAGTTCTAGTTCTGGACCTGTTTCTGTTCCAGACACCTTTATTCCAACAGAAAATTCAGGGATTTTTTCTAGCAGCAATCTAACAGCAACACCATCATCTCCAGAGCCAGATCCCATAATAGTACAAGCAGTACCAGTAAAAACAGCAACTCCAGACATTATATTATTTGATGATAGTGCATTACCAATAGAGGTAATGTCAGATCTTATTTTTGAAAATATTGGTGGTCAAGAATTAATTAGCATTACAAGGTCTGATATTGTTAATGGACAAAAAATATCTTATCAACCAATTAAAAATCTATCATCTATTCAACAACAATATAATCCAAATAATATTTTAGGTCTTCAGCAGACTGCAAATAGATTTTTTGCTGGATTTTCAATTAAACTAGAAGACAAAATACCAGAAGTTGGAAACGGCATAAATGGTGAAAATGTCTATTTTGATGAAACAACTGGAGATCTTATTATTGAGTTTGTTAATTTAAACAATGATGAACAAATAGAAACTCAAATAACAGTAAATGGTACAATATATGAAGCGGATCTTGGAGACTACACGTCATGATAACTAATACTGGTAAGACAATTATTGCTAAATATTTGCTTGGTCAAGCACCAGCATATGCATCTTATCTTGCCATAGGTTGTGGAGCAACCCCACTTACTACTGGAGATCCACTTGGAAACTATTCATCAAAAAATAATTTAGATTTTGAAATGTTTAGAGTTCCTATTTCTTCAAGGGGATTTGTTAATGAGGGTGGGTTAGATAAAATTGTATTAACAGCAGAACTACCAACAGAAGAAAGATATGAAATTTCTGAAGTAGGAATATATTCTGCTGGATCAAACCCATCTGCTGGAGCATTTGATAGTAAAACAGTATTTGCTTTTACACAAACAGAAAATTGGCAACACCATACGGCATCTGCAGCAGTTGCAATTGATACATTTTCTGCAGCACTTGATGAGCCAGAATACGATAATATTATTGCTGTTGCAGATCCAGTTTTTCAAACAAACTCAGACAATCCAATATTTTTTAAATCTCCAAGAGTTGAACGATATGAAAGACCAAGGTTTTTAAATAATATAATAATGATTGAAGGTGATGACGCAAATCTAACAATAGAAACAGATAGTGGTCCATCACAAGACCATTTTGTAGTTGAGCCTGGATCAAACCATATACATTTAACTGGCGCTAATGTTGATTTTACTAAAAACTCTCCAGTAGATGAACTAAGATTGGCATTTTCATTGATTTCAAAAGATGGCTCGTCTGTTATAGTTCCAGATTCCGTAAGGGTTATGGTTGAGTTTGCATCAACAGAAACAGAAGTTGCAGAATATGCTAGATTTGAGGCAGAAGTTGTTGATGATAGCAGTGGTGGTGCATATGACTTTTCTACAGAAAGATATTTCGTTGTAACAAAACAATTACAAGAGTTATATACAAGCGCTAACTTTACATGGAATGCTGTAACTGTTGTAAAAATATATGCATCTGTAATAAAAGATGATGCTCCATCAAATAATTTTTATGTTGCGCTTGATGCTTTAAGGTTTGAAAATATAGCAACTCAAAATCCACTATATGGTTTAACTGGATACTCAGTAATACAAAACTCAACAGCATCAACTATTGTTAAAAATCCAAATACTAGCAATTATATTGAATTTAGATTTTCAGTCGGTGTTTCATAATGGCTGACTCTGGAATTAAAAAAGCAAGAATCGTTCAAACAAACCTACCACCAATTAATTCAGAAATTGAAGGGTACTCTGTAAGATATAGAATTGTATCCGACGACAAAAACAGAACATCTCAGTGGTCTCCAGTAATTAAAATGCAACCAGACTATACATATGTTTCTGGAACGTCTTCATTTAATAAGGCAGGAAGCGTTGGAACCCTTGTTTGGGACTCAGTTTCAATACAAAAAAATGGTGATGAAATTAGAAAAGCGCATGAATTTGATATTTGGTTAAAATGGGACAGAAGCGATAATGGTGACTGGCTATATAAACAAAGAATTGACGGAGGAAGTATTTCTTTTCCAATTCCTAATACATATACTATTGGTGGAACTGTTCAAGGATCATCCCCAAACAGGCTAACTGCAGAAATATATTTAAAAGGAACTCCAATTACAAGAGACTCTTCTTTTTTATTGGTTTATACAAGTGGACCACACACTGTTTAATGATATACTTTAATAGGAGGAAATAATGGCAAAAGTACCGTTACCAGAAAGAGGTCAGCCACTAGATGTTACATATCTATATCAGTTGGTTGAGGCCGTAAATGACTTATCTACACAGGTTTCATCAGCAACATATAACTATACAACAGTAGATACTGTTAGTGCTGGTGCACAAAATGTCAAAACATCTGAAACAAGAATAATTGGTGGATACGTTGAAGTTGCAAACAACTCAACTGTGTCTGCTGGAAACGAAAAGCCATTTACCTATGATTTTAGTGATTTTAAATATGCTCCAATAGTTTCAGCAACTGCAGTTAATATTGGACAAACACCAGCAGGACAAAATGTAAATGTAATTCTAAAAACTGTAACAACTTCAAGAATTGAAGGCGTTGTAAGATTTGGAACTTCTGGCGACTTATCATTAGCAGTACATTTAGTTATTGTTGGAATTCCAAACTAAGGACAAAAATTAATAATGCTTAATTGCAAAAAATGCAATGGCAGACTATTTATTGATAGACAATATAGTGGTTTGCAACATATAGAAACCTATTGTGTGGTATGTGGATCAAGAACTTTTTATCATCCACCAACAGAAAGCGAAGAAGGCAGATGGTTACTGGCAAAGGAATTATTCAGAGCGAAGCATACAATAACTCAACTGTAATTAAAGGAAATCAAAAAATATGGTTTCTTAATGGTGATCTTGTTAGACTGCACCATAGTTCAAGATCTACTGGTTTGGTTTCTGTTTATAATATCACTAAAGATAGACTTGAAACATGTCTTCGTGTAGATTTTAGAAAAAATAGAGAACGAGCATACACAGTGGCAGAGACTGCTAAATTAATTAATCGTCATAGAAAATATATGCCGAAACTAATTAAGACTGGAATGATTCCACCACCAGTTGGAGCAAAGATAAATGGTGAACGTGGTTTTAGAATAAGATCTTATTATTCAGAAAGCATGGTTAGGGACATACGTGCTATACTGGCTACTATACATATAGGACAACCAAGAAAAGATGGACTAATAACAAATAATATGACTCCTACAAGCCAAGAATTGACAAGGCGTATGGGAGACGGTATACTTACATATACGAAGACAGAAGATGGTAGGTTTATTCCTGTGTGGGCAGAGAATATTTAATACAAGAAATGGTGGGGTATGGAAGAAAATAACAGCACAAAAGTATCAGCAACATTAGGATATACATTAAACTTAGGAAATTTCCAGTCATTAAGAGTTGATCTTGGGGTAGTAGACCAAGTGCGCCAGGGTGAAACAACTGTAGATGCAATGGATCGTGTTTATACTTTTGTTGAAAATCAAGTTATTCAAAAGGTAAAAGACGCAAAAGAATCACTCATAGAAGACTAATATGGCTGAACGCAAAGACCGTATGGCTTTGCTAAGTAGATATAATAAGTTACATCTACAAAGATATGAAGCCAAGTCTAATATGAATCTTAATGTTGAGCAGTGGGCTGCAGATGCCCTTGTTGAGTCATATGGCATTTCTCAATGTTATGATTTATTAGATTATTACTTTAAGATAGCAGAAGGTCCTACTTGGAATTATTTTGCATACAATGCAGAAAAAATTCTTAATGGTAAACTAGAAGTAGAGCAAGATATTGAGGAAAGAAAACAGCGCAGGGAACTAGCAAGGAAGTGGATTAGTGAATAATACAGAGGCAAAGTTAATTACAGCAGTATTAAATGATAAACAAATTCACGTATTGTTACAAGCCAATGTTGATAATCTTTTAAGAACTCATAGCGATGTTTGGAATTTTATTAGACAGTATTCAGAAAATAATCAATCAGTTCCACCAACATCATTAGTTGTAGAAAAATTTAGAGACTTTACTCCAGTAGAAGGGGTTGGTGCAACAAAACATCATCTTGAAGAATTACAATCAGAATATTTAAATGATAGCCTTAAAGATATTTTACGTAATGCAGCAGGTGAAGTTCAAAGTGGCAATGGCAATAACGCCCTAGAACATTTAATTACTAAGACATCAGAACTTAAAAAGAATACTGCTGCAATTAGAGATATTGAAGTAACAGATATTGACTCTGCAGTTGCCTACTTTGAAAATGTAAAAAAAATGCAGGATCTTGGACAGGTTGGAATTAAAACTGGATTGCCAGGGTTTGATAACTACCTACCTTCTGGAATTATGCCTGGGCAGTTAGGCGTATTCCTTGCATATCCAGGTATTGGAAAGTCATGGTTGGCTTTGTATTTTGCTGTACAGGCTTGGAAACAGGGTCGTAGTCCACTTATTATAAGTCTTGAAATGTCTGAAACAGAAGTACGCAATCGTGTATTTGCAATTATGGGTGAAGGGCTTTGGTCTCACCGCAAACTTAGTAATGGTGAAGTAGAAATTGATATGCTTAAAAAGTGGCATGCTGATAAATTGCAGGGTAAACCAGAATTTCATATTATTTCTAATGACAGTGGTGGAGAAGTAACTCCTTCAGTTATACGTGGAAAGATTGATCAGTATAAGCCAGACTTTGTTGTTGTTGACTATTTACAACTTATGTCTCCAAACCAAAAATCTGATAATGAAACTGTACGAATGAAAAACCTTTCACGAGAACTTAAACTTATGTCTATTAGCGAAGAGGTTCCAATTATGGCTATTTCTTCTGCTACACCAGATGATGTTAAGGATTTATCAACACCGCCAACATTGGGTCAGACTGCATGGTCAAGACAAATTGCTTACGATGCTGACTGGGTAATGGCTCTTGGTCGTGCTACGAATAGTGATATTATTGAGTGCGTATTTAGAAAAAATAGAAATGGCTTTATGGGGGACTTCTTGGTTCAAGTAGACTTTGATAGAGGATACTATCGCTACAAGGATTATGAGGATAATAAATAATGAAAAAAATTATTTTTGAAGCAGCAGAACCGTATGTTGATATTCTTTTAGAAAAGCCAGAGCCATCAACAAATAAAGTTCCAAAATGGTATCGTGATCAAAAACTTTTTTCAAATAAAGAATCAGACTACTTTAAAGCATTTAAAAAAAATAATAATGTATCACTAACATATAAACTTTGTGTTCCAATAATAGATACTCTTACAATGGGGTATACACTTGTAAATTCAGCAGATGTTTTAGTAAAAAATGTATCTGAAGATATTACAAAATATGAACCTTTTATAAGGTGGGACACTGCTTTTAGTCCTTTAGATAGTCAGTCAGCAGAAATGCTTGGTAACTACCCAATTCCAACTGGGTATCATAGCACTTCTTTTAGATGGACCAATGATTGGAAAATTATTACTCCGTCAGGATATAGTTTATTATTAATGCACCCAAGCCAAAGACATGATCTTCCATTTTTTACATTAACCGCCATTGTTGACACAGATAAGTTTCCAAACAAACTTCATTTGCCATTTTTTATTAAAGAAGGGTTTGAAGGAATTATTGAAGCAGGAACACCTATTGCTCAGATTATTCCAATAAAAAGAGATGTTTGGAAATCTGAAAAAAAATCGTTTCAAGAAAAAACTCATATTCTTTACAATAATGCTATGCAAATTAATTTTATAAGAGCCTACAAAAATAAGATTTGGTCTAGAAAGGTATATAGGTAATTGTTAAAAGATATATATACGGCAGAACAAGTTAAGCGTGTACTAACTGGCGCTGGTATTGATATTGAGGCAGAGTATGGAACAGATTATATTGTTTTTTGTCCATATCATAATAACAATAGAACTCCTGCTGGAGAAGTATCAAAGGATCATGGAACATTTTTTTGTTTTGGATGTCAGACAACAAAAAGCCTTATTGAGTTTATAATGCATACATCTAATAGAACATATTTTGAATCAATTAGATATATCAAAAGCAAAGAACAAGAAACCAGTATTGAAGATTCAGTCAACAAAGCCTTAATTGAAAAGCCAGAATTTGTTCAATATGATGAATTACTAATTAAAAGATTAAATAATCAAGCACTAGAATCTCCAAGAGCAATTAGATATTTTGAAGGAAGAAGTATTACAAAAGATTCTATTAATAAATTTAATCTTGGATATTCAGAAAAACAAGACTCAGTAACAATACCAGTGCACTCACCTGACGGAATGTGCATAGGATTTGTTGCTAGAACTATTGAAGGTAAAGAGTTTAAAAATACACCAGGATTACCAAAAGGTAAGGTATTGTTTAATCTTCATAGAATTAAAGCATCAAGCACTGTTTATGTTGTTGAGTCATCCTTTGATGCAATTAGATTAGACCAAGTTGGATTCCCTGCGGTTGCTACGCTAGGGGCAAATGTTTCTGCAGCACAGATAAAGTTATTAGAAAAATATTTTAATAACGTTGTACTGATTGCAGATAACGATGATGCAGGAATAATAATGAGAGATAAGTTAATTGAAAAACTTGGATCTGTTGTTACATCTGTTTATATAGATAAAAAATATAAAGATATAGGCGACATGGATGATGATGCAATTAAAAAACTGGAGTTTCAGTTTGACAATTCTATTATCGGTATGTTAAAATAGAAGAGGTGGCTATGAAAAACAAAACAAAAAAGAAGCATATGGAATGGGTCGTTGCTTTAAAAACAATGGGTCATAAAAAGTATTGGACAAAAGCCAATACTGTTGAGTTTTTTGCATTTGTTGCAAAAGGCGCAATTATTATTCCAGGGCTTCTATTTGATATTAGTATCTGGTGGTTTTATATTTTTGCTTTAATATCAAGTTTAGGTTTAATATGGTCATCAACAGTAAAAACTATACCAACTCTAATTTGGTTTAATATATTGTGGAGCATTCTTGCTATTCTATTTATTTTAAAACATTTTGGACTAGTACTATAAAAAATAAAAACAAGGAGAAAAAATAACATGACTATTGTAAAGGGACTCAAGAATATTAATGCCCTAGTTGATAAGCCAAAATATGACGAAAACTCACCAAAGGTAAGATGGTTAAAACTTGCTGATGGACAATCTGCAAAGATCAGATTCATTGAAGAACTTGATGAAGACTCTGCAAACTATAATCCAGAACGTGGATTAGCACTAGTTGTTAAAGAACACACAAATCCAAAAGACTACAAGCGTAAGGCTGTAGATACTATGGAGTCTGAAGGCCGTGACTGGGCTGAAGAAATGCATCGCAAAGATCCAAAGGCTGGCTGGAGAGCACGTCTTCGTTTTTATTGCAACGTACTTGTAGATGATGGAATTGAAGAACCATATGTGGCTATTTGGTCAATGGGTGTAAGCAAGCAATCTGCATTTAATACTATTCGTGAGTATGCTCTTGAAACAGGAAGCATCTCAAATATTTCATGGAAGTTAAAGCGTAATGGCCAGGGTACTGAAACCAGTTACACACTAATTCCATCTGCACCAGACAAAGAACCGTTTGATTGGTCAGCATTAAAGCCATATCCTCTTGAGTTAGCATTAAAGAAAATTCCTTATGCTGAACAAGAAGCATTCTATTTGGGGTTTGATACTCCATCTGTAACTTCATCAACCAACACAGATTGGTAAAATGAGTTACGTAGGC